TCATGGCTCAGTCCTGGACTCGGTCACTTCACCGCGCTGAAGTGACCAAATGACCGGCCGCAGGGGTTTTTGCACACACGGGGGAAATTTTGGGGAGCAGAAAACTTGAGCTATAGCCTAATGGGCAGAGAAATTATCGCGCCTGCGGCGCAGCAGCGGGACGCGCCCAGGCGGCGCCAGAGCGCGGCGCGGATGCAGGGCGCGGACAAGATCACGGAGGTGGCAGCATGAAACAGCCCACAGTGCTTGAGCAGATCGCCATCAGCGAGCTTAGGCCGAATCCCAATAACGCGAGAACGCACTCGAAGCACCAGCTGGAGCAGCTGCAGCGGTCGCTGCGCGAGTTCGGCGCGGTAGCGCCGATTCTCATTGACGGCGAGAACAACGTCATCGCCGGGCATGGCCGTCTGATGGCGGCGCAGGCCGAGGGATGGCAGGAGTTCCCCTGTGTCCGGGTCGAGCATCTGACGCCGGAGCAGCTGCGGGCCTATGCGCTGGCGGACAACCGGCTGGCCGAAATGGCTGACTGGGATATAGCGCTGGTCAGTGCCGAGCTGACGGCGCTGGAGGAGGCCGGATTTGATATCTCTCTGACCGGCTTCCGGCGCGATGACGTAGCTTTCGGCTCGCCCTCCGGCGTGGAGGAGGATGATTTTGACGGCGCTGCCGAGAGCGGCGAGACCGTCAGCCGCAGCGGGACAGTCTGGGAGCTGGGCGCCCACCTTCTGGTGTGCGGTGACGGCACCAGCACGGAGTGCGTGAATCGCCTTTTGGGTGGTGAACGCGCCGTCTGCGTGGTGACGGATCCTCCGTACAACATGCATTATGTCGGCGCAGGCAGAGGAAGGCGAGACCCGATCTCGAACGATAAGATGCCCGATGATGCGTTTGCTGCTTTTCTGGCGGCGGCCTACGCCGCGGCGGCGGATGCCTTAATAGACGGCGGCGCGCTGTATGCGTTTTACAAAGAGCTGGGCACAGGCGTATTTGTGACCGCTTTAGCTTCGGCCGGTCTTACCTTCCGGCAGGAGCTGGTGTGGGTGAAGAATCAGCCGGTGCTGGGCGGCGCGAAATACCAGAACATGTACGAACCGCTCGTGTTTGCCACTAAGGGTGACAGCTGCGCCGTGTGGAACGGCGGTCGCAAGGAGCGCTCCGCGCTGGATCAGATCGACCTCATGAACGAGGAGGAGCTACGGGCAGCCCTCAAGGCGTTACTCGGCCAAGAGCCGACAGACGTGCTGCGGGAGCCGAAACCGCAGAGAAGTGACTTACACCCAACCATGAAGCCGGTGCGGCTGCTGGCGCGGCTGATTCGAAACAGTACGAACGAGGGCGACATTGTCCTTGATATCTTCGGCGGCAGCGGTTCGACGCTCATGGCCTGTGAACAGATGGGGCGACGCTGCCGCATAGTTGAGCTGGATCCGGCGTTCTGCGACACTATTGTCCGGCGCTGGGAGGCCTTTACCGGCGGAAAGGCGGTGCGACATGAGGCGTGATGTACCCCCCCCTATGGCCCCCAGGTACTTGCAGGCTGCCTTAAAGCTGCGGTTTGACGAGCTGGCACCCAAGTGCGTGGCCATGGGGACGCTGTCCCATCTGGACGTGGATGTGCTGGCCAAGTATGTGCTGGCTGAGGACGAGTATCTGGTGGTCACGCAGAAGCTGCAGCGGGCGCTGAACGACGGCGACGCCGACAGCGCCGGGAAGTGGCTGAGCTTACAGGGCAGCGTCGCCAAGCAGTGCCTGACGCTGGGCGCGGAGCTGGGGCTGACACCGGCATCCCGGCGATCGCGAGGACTGATCGTTCCGTAGAAATCATGCCGGCGGGAGTGTGCCGGGCGGCTGATCGGGTTTCGGGGGGGCTCGGTCGGTTCGGCCTGGAATATCCTCCTTTCAGTGCCGGCGGCCGGTGACGGCTGTCCGGCAGACTCCCGCCGAGGGAATACGGTGCCCGAATTGGGTACGGAAATGAGGTGATGACATGTCGAAGGAAGATACTTACCGGCAGGAGCTGATCCGGTTGGGGGTGTGGCAGGACGCTTTTGAGGGGGAGCTGCACCAGCTGTGCATATTGGAGCGGGAGCTGAGCCGCACCATGAAGGCGTGGAAGGCCACGGCCGCAGACGGCAAAAACCCCAGCGTGCTGGATCCTCACTACAAGGTCATCACCCAGCAGCGCAGCGACATCCTGAGCCACCGGGAGAGCCTGGGGCTGACGCCCAAGGGCCTGCAGCGGCTGCGGAAATCCTCGTCGGAGCAGGGCAGCGCCGGAGACGGCATCGGCCAGAAGTTGGACGACCTGATGGCGGCCGTGGGCGGCTATGACGTGGTGGGCGGCGGATGAGGGCGCCCCATCTGGATCAGGTGCTGGCTTACGCCAGGACTACGGCTGCGGATGAGGGCATCTGCGAGCTGACGCGGCTGGGCTGCCAAAGGTTTCTGCGTGATCTGGAGGATCCCCGGTTCGTGCTGGATCCGGCGCTGCCGGAGTTTTGCATCGGGATCATGACGAAGCTGTTCGCGTTCATGCAGGGGGAGCGGCTGGACGGCACGCCGCTGCGGGGCAAGCTCTTTGAACTGATGCCGTGGCATGTATACTGCACCTACGCGGTGTGCGGCTTTCAATGGGCCGACACGCGGCTGCGGCGGTTTACCGAGGCGGACATCTTTGCCCCGCGAAAGACCGTGAAAACCTGCTTTTCGGAAGCGCTGCTGTTTGCCATGTGCCTGTGGTACAAGCGCAGCGGCGCAAAGGAGAAGACGGTGGCGGGCTCCATGAAGCAGGGCATGGAGGGCTTTGAGTTCCTCAAGTACAACCTGGTGCGGCTGGGGCTGGCCGCGCCGGACAATCCGGCAGGCGTGCCGCTGCGGATGCTGGACAGTTCGCTGGGGCACAAGTTCTCCGGTGAGCTGGGCGGCGGCTTTCTGGACATGGAGACGCTGGCCTACAAGCCCGACCTGTTCGATGCGTTCAACGCCATGTTCGTCCATCTGGACGAGCTGGAGCTCTATAAGGACGCCCGGCCTTACACCCGACTGCGCGACGCCATGAAGGCCTACACCAACAAGCTGGTGCTGATCACCTTCACGGCTGGCGACGACGGGACGGGCTTTGCCGCCACCCACCGGAACTATCTGGAGGCGGTGCTGCGGGGCACCATCAAGGGGCCGGACGCCGACCGCACCTTCGTGTTCATGGCGGAGGCCCCGCGAATGGAGGACGGTGAGGTGGACTACACCAATCCGGCGGTGCACCGGGCGGCCAACCCTAGCTACGGCATTACCATCCGGCCGGACGATATGCTGGCGGCATCCTTGCAGGCGGAGCGCAACCCCACACTGCGGAAGGAGTTTCTGACCCGCTCGCTGAACGTGTTTGTTAGCAGCTTCAAGGCGTGGTTTGACGTGGCGGAGTTCCAGCGCAGCGACGGCCGCTATGGCTGGAGCATGACGCAGCTGGCTAAGTTGGTAAAGAACTGGTACGGCGGCGCCGACCTCTCGAAGCTGCACGACCTGACGGCGGCGGCGCTGGTGGGCGAGGTGCCCGCCAAGCTGGCAGCCACGGAGGACTGGACGCCTCCGGAGGACGTGCTGGTGATCGTGCCCCACTGCTGGTTCCCCGTCACGGCGGCGGCGGAAAAGGCGGATCAAGACCGTATTCCGCTGTTTGGCTGGAAGGACGACGGGTGGCTGGACATGCCCAACGAAGCCAGCATGGATCCCACGGAGCCGGTGAAGCAGTTTCTAACGTGGAAGAAAGCCGGGTTCCATATCCGGAAGGTGGGCCACGACCGGAAATTTGCCCGGAAATACTATGAGGCCATGAAGAAGGCCGGGTTTTCCGTGGTGGATCAACCCCAGATGTACTTGCAGAAGTCCGAGGGCTTCCGGTACATCGAGCACAAGGCAAAAGTGGGGTGCCTGTACTACTGCCACGCGGAGCCCTATGAGTACTGCGTGGCCAATGTCCGGGCGCAGGAAAAGGTAGACGACGCTGTGCAGTATGACAAGATCGGGCCCACAAGCCGCATCGACGTGTTCGACGCGTCAGTGTTTGCCACGATCCGGATGCTGATCGACAGCGAGAAGTTAAATCAGGCCGCCAGATGGATGGCGGACGATGAACCGAAAAGCGACAGTAAGGAGGGATGATGCGTGTGGCCTTTCAAAAAGCGGGTGGCCAGCACGTTCGGCTTTTGGCTGAGCGGCGGCGGTGATCTGCCGGTCGGCTATCACAGACTGCTGGACTGCCCGGAGGTGGCTGCCTGCATCGGCAGGATATCCTCCATGATCTCAAGTGCCACCATCTACCTGATGGAGAACACCAGCAAGGGCGACAAACGCGTGCAGGACGCGCTGAGCCGCTTTGTGGATATCGACCCGTGGCCGGGCCACGGCACCCGGTATACGTGGATGAGCTGGATTGTGACCACGCTGCTGGGCGACGGAGACGGAAACGCCTTCGTGTTTCCGGTCTATGACGGCAGCATGTTCTCGGCGCTGGTGCCCATGCCTGGCGCCGTCATTGTGCCGGACGCCAACGGCGATGATTACACCGTGCTGTGGCGGGGGCGCACTCTGGCGGCGGATGAGGTTCTGCACTTCCGGCTCTCGGCGGACACGGAGTATCCGTGGAAGGGCCGGGGCTGCCGGGTGCAGGTCAGTCAGGTGGCGGCCAGCCTGAGGCAGACGGACGAGCTGAAGCGCAATCTGTCCAGCCCCAAGTACAAGCCGCCCATGGTGGTGTCGGTCAACAGCGATTCCGACCTTTCCGACGACAACAAACGGGAGAAATTCCGAAAGAAGTATTTGGAGGACTCGGACAGCGGCAAGCCGTGGATCCTGCCGGCAGACATTGCCAAGGTGCAGCAGCTGCGGCCGCTGTCGCTGGTGGATCTGGCGGTAAAGGACACGGTGGAGCTAGATCGAAAGACGGTGGCGGCCATCTTCGGCGTGCCGGCGTTCCTGCTGGGGGTGGGCTCCTACAACGAGAAGGAGTTTAACTGCTTCGTGCGGACGGTAATCCTGCCTATCTGCCAGAGCATCGAGCAGGAGCTGACGCTGAAGCTGCTGCGCAGCGAGCGGAGGTACTTCAAGTTCAATCGGCGGCGGCTGTACGCGCTGGATCTGAAGGAGCTGGCCGATATCAACATGGCCATGAGCGACCGCGGGTACCTGTGCGGCGACGAAGTCCGCGAGGACATGGATCGCGATCCGGCGGGACTGACCACCTACGAGAAGCTGGAGAACTACATCCCCGTGGATCGGCTGGGAGACCAGAAAAAATTGAAAGACAAGGAGGGCGACGGCAATGCCTCAAAATAAGCTGCCGCAGGGCATCACCCTGCGCGGTATGCACACGGATTTCTGCACGAGAGCGGAAAACGAGAAGCGGGTGATCGAGGGCTACTTCGTGGTGTTCGATCAACCCTACTACGTGGCGGACTGGCTGGAGGAGACCATTAGCCGGCACGCCTTTGACGGGTGCGACGTAAGCGACGTCCGCGCCCTTATCGACCATAAGACCCATTTGGTACTGGGTCGGAGCACGGTGAAAACGCTGACTTTCAGCATTGACGATAAAGGACTGTTCGGCACCATCGAGACCAACGCAGCTGACGGAGACGCCATGAACCTCTACGCCCGCGTCCAGCGGGGTGACGTTGACCAGGCGAGCTTTGGCTTCACTCCCAAGACGGTGGCATGGACAGACCTGCCGAACGGGCGCTGCCGGCGCGAAATTCAGGCGATCGACAAGCTGTGGGAGGTAAGCGTTTGCACCTTCCCCGCCTATGAACAGACCCATGTGGGCGCCAGAAACGCGGCCGACCGGGAGATCGAGCGCGAGGCGATCCGCAGGGAAATTGAGAAATGCAAAAGGAGATTTCGACATGAGTAAGCTTTTTTCCCTCCAGAGAATGCGCGACGCGCTAAATGCCAAGCTTGCCGCGCAGCGCAGCAAGCGCAATGAACTGGCCGCATCCGAGCAGGAGCTGCGCAGCCAGTTGGAGGCGCTGGGCGACACGCCCGCCATTGAAGACGTGCGCAGCTTGAGCGACAGGGTGGACGCTGTGACGCGCCAGCAGACCGAGTGCGACGACGAGATCGCCTCCATTCTGGACGAGCTGGAGCGCTGCAACGCCGACATCGCGGCCTTTGAGGAAAATCACGCCGCTGCACCCGCTGCCAACGGCGGCGAGGCCCGCACTGCCGCTCCCGCGGCTGCCGCGCCTGTCCGCACCGCGCCGGCCACCGTGGAGGGCAGCAATTTCCGCTCCCGCTCCCGGTGCTTTGGCTCCCGGGCTGACATGAACGCGTTCTACGCCCGCAGCGACGTGAAGGAGTTTTTGCAGAGCCTGCGGGCTATGGGCGCCAGCGGCCGCCGCAGCGTATCCGGCGCGGAGCTGACTATCCCCACCGTGATGCTGGACATGATCCGGCAGAATATGGGCGAATATTCTAAGCTGATCCGCTACGTGCGGCTGCGCTCTGTGAAGGGCAAGGCCCGCCAGAACATTATGGGCAAGGTGCCCGACGGCGTGTGGATGGAGATGTCCGGCGCGCTGAATGAGCTGGAGTTCTCCTTCAACCAGCTGGAAACCGACGGCTACAAGGTGGGCGGCTATATCCCTGTGGATAACTACCTGCTGAGCGACAGCGACGTCAACCTGGGCGAAGAGGTCTTGCAGAATATCCTGCACGCCATGGGCCGGGCGCTGGACAAGGCCATCGTCTACGGCAAGGGCGCGCCCGGCAAGATGCCTGTGGGCTCCGTGACCCGTCTGGCCCAGACCTCCCAGCCCTCTTACTGGGGCGCGGAGCAGGGCGAGTGGACTGACCTGCACAGTTCCAACATCCTGAAGCTGGATCTGGCCAGCAAGACCGGCGAGAGCTTCTTCCAGCCGCTGCTGACGGCCATGGGCAAGGCCGACCCTGACTATTCCACCAGCAAGCGCACCGTGTGGTGCTGCAACCGCGCTACCCACCTGGATCTGATGAGTCGGGCGCTGAACTTCAACGCGGCGGGCACGCTGGTGGCCGGTATGTCCAACCGCATGCCGGTGGAGGGCGGCGAGTTTGTGGAGCTGGACTTCCTGCCGGACTATGAGATCGTGGGCGGCTTCTTCGACCTGTACACGCTGGTGGAGCGCGAGGGCGCCAGCATGGCCAGAAGCGAGCATGTTTTCTTCCTGGAGGACAAGACGGTGTTCAAGGGCACGGCCCGCTATGACGGTCAGCCCGCCGTAGGCGAGGGCTTTCTGGCCATTAATTACGCCAACACCGCCGTGACCACCAGCTACGACTTCAAGCCGGACTATGCCAACACCAAGCTGAATGTTCTGGTGTGCACCGCCGCGGCCGGCACCGGCAGCGGCAACACCGTGGTGACGGTGAGCGGTGCGAAGGAATCTTCGCCCAAGCTGAAGTACGCGGTGCGCTCCAGCGTGAGCCTGAAGGTGGGCGACAAGCTGAAGAGCAGCGAGTGGGAGGATCTGACCTCCGGCTCTACGCAGATCGCCGCGGCGGCGGGCGCTCCCATTACCGTGGTGGAGGTCGACGCCAAGGATCGCGTGATCTCCGCGGGCAATGTGGCCGCGGTGCCCGCGTCCTGAGGCATATACGCCGGGCGGCGGACTGAGCGGGAGCAGCAATCAGTCCGCCGCCTTGCGGCAGAAAGGAACGAAACGCCATGGACATGAAAATTTTGCTGACGCGGCTGAAGCTGAGCCTGCCGCTGACGTCGGACGCCTATGACGAGCTGCTGGAGGGCTTTTTGCGGACAGCCATCGACAAGTTCGGGGCCGACACAGAGGACAAGAGCGACCAGACATTGGTGATCCTCTACGCCGGGTGGCTGTGGCGCAGCCAGAAGGAGCCGGGGCTCGGAAAGCCTCCGGCGCTGCAAATGGCCATCAACGACCGGGCGGTGCGGAAGGCAACGGAGGGCGGCGATGTTTGACGAGCTGTATCTGATCGTGCCCGAATTGGGCACGCAGGACGAGATTGGCGTGTTCCGCAAGACCGGGCCGGAAAAGCGGCGGCGGGTACTGTGCGAGGCCGGAGGCATCCGACGCAGCGAGTGGGCGGCTGCCGGCGCGGCCGGGCATCGGCCTGAGCTGGTGGTCACTATCCCCTATGTGGACTATCAGGGGGAGACAGAGGCCGACTACCGGGGGCAGCGGTACAGTATCTACCGCACCTACCCCGTCAATGACGGGTGGGATATTGAGCTCTATCTCGAGATGAAGGACGGTGTACGGGGATGAGCAGAAGCATTGAGATCGACCAGCTGGCGGACGCCGTGATGGGCGTGCTGGAGGAATACCGGGACGTGACCGTCGACGTCATGAAGGACGCCGTGGACAAGACGACCAAAGAGACCGTGGCGGAAATTCGCAGTGATATCCCGGCGGCGGGTATCGGCGGCAAGGGAGGCTACCAGAAAAGCTGGGCATCCAAGCAGGACGCCGAGTCAAAGAAGCGGTACGCCTACGCCAAGGTGGTCTATGCCAAGGATCCCCACTACCGGCTGACGCACCTGTTGGAGAAGGGCCACGATCTGATTATCAGAGGAAAGCCGTTGGGCCGCGTCAAGGCGTTTGTCCACATCCGTCCGGCGGCGGATGATGCGGCGGACAAGTTGGAGAAGTATATCAAGAGTGGACTGAAGGGGGGCAGGTAAGCGTGACGCTGGCACAAGTAGACGCTGTGCTGAAGGGCACGGGGCTACCGGTGGTGTATCACCAGTGGCGGCAGGACAACGCCAGAGGGCCGCGGCCTCCCCTGCCCCGGATCACCTATCAGGTGAAAAACGACAATCCGTTCTACGCCGACGGCGTTGTGTACTACACCTGTCCGGCCATTGAGGCGGCGCTGTATACCGCCGAGAAGGACACGGCGCTGGAGGCCGCCGTGGACACCGTGCTGCAAAGCGCGGAGATCGCCTACACCAAGATCGAGGGCTGGGTGGAGGACGAGAGAGTATACGCAATCATCTATGAATTTGAGGTGTAATTATGGCTAATGAAAACAAAGTCCAGTTCAACCTGAAAAACGTGCACTACGCCGTGCTGACGGAAGCCAAGACGGGCGGCGCCACCACTTACAGCTGGGGCACGCCGGTGGCGGTGCCTGGCGCGGTGAACCTGAATCTGGAGCAGCAGGGCGAGATCACAAAGTTCTATGCCGACGGCATCGTCTACTACCAGAGTCCCGTAAACAACGGCTATGAGGGCGATCTGGAGATGGCCCGCATCGTGGACAAGATGCTGCAGGACGTGTGGGGCATGACGCTGGGCACCACCAGCAAGGTGCTGACGGAGAACGCCAACACGGAGGCCAAGGCCTTCGCGCTGCTGTTCCAGATCGACGGCGACGCGAACGAGGACTGCTATGTCCTCTACAACTGCACGGGCACCCGCCCGGCCATCGCCGCCAAGACCAAGGAGGACACCAAGGAGCCCCAGACCCAGAGCAGCACCATCTCCGCCGCGCCGCTGGGCAACGGCAACGTGATGGCCCGGACGACCTCCGAGACGCCGGAGGCTACCAAGAACAGCTGGTTTAACGAAGTGTTCGTGGAGGGGGCCGTGTAATGGAGAGGACGATCACCGTTGACGGCAAGACCATTACGCTGCGGGCCACGGCGCTGGTGCCGCGGCTCTATCGCCACCTGATCGGCCGGGACATGATCCAGGACATGGCGACGCTGCGGAAGGCCTACGCCGCCGCGGAAAAGGCCAAGAAGGCCGGAGCGGACGAGGAGGAGCAGAACGTGGCGTCCATGTCGGTGATGAATCTGGAGATCTTCGAGGACGTGGCGTGGGTCATGCTGAAGCACGCCGCCGAGTTCCGGGACACGGAGAACGGCCGGGTGCTGATGAACGGCGACATGGTGGTGGGCAAAAGCCCGGACGAGTGGCTGGATCAGCTGGACGGCACGTTCTCGGTCTACGAGGTGCTGCCGGTGATCCTTGAGCTGTGGGGCGCCAACCAGAAGACCACCAGTACACCGGCAAAAAAGTGAGACAGACAACCCGGGAGCCCAACGGGGCGCAGTTCATGCTGAGGTGCGCCCAGTTGGGGTTGTCTGACGAGGCTCTGACGGGGATGACAATGGGCATGGTCTACGACCTTTACACGGAGAAGGCCAACGACCGGCACGAGTACCCCTACAAGGCCACACAGGCCGATATCGACGCATTTTTTCCCAAGTAAGGAGGTGGTGGGCGCATGGCAAACAACAGCCGGGTGAAGGGCATTACCGTCAAAATCGGCGGCGACGTGTCTGGTCTGGACAAGGCGCTGCAAGGCGTCAACAGTAAGATCAACGACACGCAGGCTCAGCTGAGGGACGTCAAGCGGCTGCTGAAGTTCGACCCCGGCAACACGGAGCTGCTGAAGCAGAAGCAGGAACTGCTGGCCAAGGCCGTGGGCGACACCAAGGACAAACTGGAGCAGCTGAAGGACGCCGAGAAGCAGCTGAAGGACGCGGGCGTGGACGAGAACGGCGCCCAGTTCCAGAGCCTCCGGCGGGAGATCATTGAGACGGAGCGCAACCTGGACGACCTGACGGAGGCTGCGGAGCAGTCTAGCGTGGCCATGGGACAGATCGGCGCTGCGGCGGATAAGGTGGCCAGCGGCGCGCAGAAAGTGGCCGACGCCACAAAGGGCATCTCCCGCACAGCGCAGGTCGGTCTGGGCGCCGCTGCCGGCGCTGCGGTAAAGATCGTGGACAGCTACGCCGACTATGAGCAGCTGATCGGCGGCGTGGAGACGCTGTTCAAGGGCAGCTCCAAAAAGCTGGTAAAGTACGCGAAATCCGCCTACAAGACGGCGGGCCTGAGCGCCAACAACTACATGGAGACGGCGACAGGCTTCGCCGCTTCGCTGGTGAGCAGTCTGGGCGGCGACACCGAGAAAGCCGTGGAGCTGGTAGACGTGGCCATCACGGACATGGCGGACAACGCCAACAAGATGGGCAGCGACATCAAGAGCATCCAGAACGCCTATCAGGGCTTTGCCAAGCAGAACTACACCATGCTGGACAACCTGAAGCTGGGGTTTGGCGGCACGAAAGAGGAAATGCAGCGGCTGCTGGATGAGGCTGAAAAGCTGTCCGGCATCCACTATGACATCGGCAACTACGCCGATATTGTCAACGCGATCCACGTGATCCAGACGGAGATGGACATTACCGGCACCACCGCCAAGGAAGCGGAGGGGACGATCTCCGGCTCCATCGCCACCCTGAAGGCGGCCATCAGCAATCTGGCGGCGGGCATGGGCGACGCCAACGCGGACGTGGAGCAGCTGACGGAAGACATGATCGACGCATTTCAAAACGTGGCGGACAACGTTATCCCCATTCTGGAGAATATCTGGGATCACTTGCCCGGCGGGGCGAAGTTCGCGCTGGGCGGCACGGCGGTGGTGGCCGCCATCTCGCCGGTAGCGAGCACGCTGGCGAACATCGCAGAAGTGGTCAGCAAATTTTCAAAGCTTGCGCCTGCTGCCGCTTCGGCCGGAGCGGCAGCAGGCGGGGCAATTGGCGGCGGCATGATTGCTGCGGCGGTCGGCGGGATTGTGGCCGGTATCCCGCTGTTTGTGACGCAGGCCTACGACGCATTCAAGAACGGTCTGAACTGGCTCAACGGGCTGTTGGTGCCGCTGGGCTCCACGATGGCAGGCGCGGGGGCGGGCGCTATCATCGGCGCAGCCGGCGGCCCGATAGGCGCCGGAATCGGCGCTTTGATCGGTTTGATAGTCGGCGCGATCACAGACCTTGTCGCGCTGATTGTAAAAAACTGGGACAAGATCAAGGCGACGCTCTCGAAGGTAGGCAGCTGGATCAAGGACAACGTGATAACTCCCGTCGTCAACTTCTTTAAGGGGTTGTGGAAAAGCGTGTCCGGCTTTTTTGCAGACCTGTGGAGCGATATCGTGGCGATCTGGTCTTCGGTCGGGGAATGGTTCAACGCGAACGTGATCCAACCCATTGTGAACTTCTTCGCGCCTATCGTTGAGTGGATCAGCACGTTTTTTGAGGGCTGCTGGCTTATTATTCAGGCCGTGTGGCAGACCGCGGCCACTTGGTTTAACGAAAACGTGATCCAGCCGATCGTCGGGTTCTTTCAGGGGTTGTGGGAAGCTGTGTCCGGCTTCTTCGTAGCGCTATGGAATGATATCGTTGCCATCTGGAGCGCCGTAGCGGCGTGGTTTGACGGGAACGTAATCCAGCCCGTTGTTGGATTCTTCCAGGGCGTGTGGGAGGCCGTATCCGGCTTCTTTGCAAGTCTCTGGGCGGATATTGTGGCAATTTGGGGCTCTGTCGCGGGGTGGTTCAAGGAGAAGGTGATCCAGCCGATCGTCAGCTTCTTTACCACGGCATGGGAGAGCATCAAGAACGCGTTCAAGACCGCGTTTTCTGCCATCGCTGACTTTGCGAAGTCTATCCTTAACGGCGTGATCGGCATTGTAGAGCGAATGATAAACGGCATAATCGACAGGATCAACGGACTGATCGGCGGCTTCAACAAGGTCGTCACATGGGCGGCTGGCGTTGTCGGCGCAGATTGGAAGGGGTTGGGGCTGATCCCCAACGTCAAGCTTCCGATGCTGGCCAGCGGCGGCATTTTGTCCAGCGGCAGCGCTGTGGTGGGCGAGGCCGGGCCGGAGCTGCTGACGCTGACCGGCGGCAGGGCTGTGGTGCAGCCGCTCTCCGGCAGCGGGCCGAGCCTGAAGGGCGTGGAGGGGCTGCTGGGCGGCATCTCCGACAAGCTGGGCGCCGGACAGCCCGTCACCATTGTGGTGCAGAGCGTGCTGGACGGCCGGGTGATCGGCGAGACGGCCTACGACTACACCATGCAGAGAGCGAGGGCGAGGGGATGATAGCCTATCGATTCAAGGCGTCGGGCGTGGATCTGGCTCCCTACGTGGAGCGGGACGGCTACACCACGGCCGTGACGCCGGTGTTCACCGATAAGGTGACCACCATGGACGGCGTAGACCATTGCAGCCTACTGCGGCTGCGGGGCAGCGTGACGGTGAAGCTGAACCCCCAGAGCGCCACGGCCGCCGCCCGCATCTGCGCGGCGCTGCTGCAGCACCCTGTGACAGTGGAGTATTTCTGCTTGCAGCGGCAGGCCGTGGTAGTGGCCAGCATGCAGGCCCCGGCGCAGACGGCGCAGTTTCTGAGCCGCTGTCTCTCCGGCGGCCAGCGCTGGGTGCAGGCGAAGAACATCACGCTGGAGGAGCTGTAAGATGCAGACAACGAGCGAACGGTATCGGGAACTGCTGGCACTGCCCCACGAGACAGAAAACCGCCTGCTGATCGACGGCGTGGCCTACACCACGCCCCAGCTGGTGAAGAATAGCCTGCAGACGGTGGAGGCGTTGTTTTCCGGAACCACCCCCACGGTGGGCGGGGCGGTGGCCGGGGAGATATCCCTGCAGCTGCTGGGGGTAGCGTCCTCCAGCGTGGCCAGAATGGCTGAATTAAGGCCGCAGGTGCGGCTTGTGGGCGATTCCGGCGAGCCCAGCGAATGGGTGGCCCAGGGGGTCTACAACGTGGACAAGCGGAGCTACAACAAGCAGACCGGCGTGCTGACGCTGCACGGCTATGACAAGATGCTGGCCACGGAGCAGTGGTATACCGGCAGCGTGCCCAGCGGCGGAGCGGTGGACATCGACATCGTCAACCGGGTCTGTACCCAAGTCGGGATCACGCTGGACAGCGAGACGGACAGCTTCTTTTCCGCCAGCGGCAAGAAATACAAGGTGACGAATCCCAGAAACTACACCTGCCGGGAGCTGCTACAGGCGATCGCCGGGTGGTACGGCGGCAACTGGTGCATGACGCCGGTGGGCAAGCTGCGGCTGGTGCTGCTGAACAGCCTGCCGAAGGAGACCAATTATCTGGTGGACAACGGCGGCAATGCCATCACGTTTGGAGGTGACAGGATTCTTGTCGGGTAAAATTTTTGTAGGAAACAGTGCGTCCAGTCTGACAGAGGCGGACAAGCTGCAGCCCTACAGCAAGGTGACGGTGACGGACGGCACCAACAGCTACACGTCCGGTGACAATACGGGACGGGAGCTGACAGTCAATGTGCCGCTGCTGCCCAGCATCAAGGGCGACACGCTGGCGGCGAATATTCTGGCGGCGGTTAAGAACTACCGCTATCAGCCCTACGAGGCCGCTGACGCGCTTTTAGACCCGGCGGCGGAGCTGGGCGACGGCGTGACCGTGGGCGGCATCTACGGCGGAATACACGCCAAGACAACCACGTATTCCCGGCTGTTCCGGGCGACGGTGAGCGCTCCGGCGGAGGAGGAGATCGACAACGAGTATCCGTACCTGTCCGCTCAGGAGCGGGACGCCGTGCGGCAGAAGAAGCAGACGGCGCAGAACACGGCGGATATTGCCGGAAACACCGCGGACATCAATACGCTGAACACGCAGGTGGCACAGATCGACAGTCTGGTGGCAAATAAGGCCAGTATCTCTGACCTGAATGCCGCCGTGGCGCGGATATCCTCGTTGGAGAGCAACCAGATCACCACCAGCTACCTGAAAGCCAATTATGTTGAGGTGAACGGCCAGACCGTCAAAGACCTGAAAGCAAGTATCGCCAACATTGATACCCTGTTTACAAATGCTGGATATGCTGGAACGATTACCGCGAGAGGCGTTTATACACCCTCCCTGCACGTGGACAGGTATACATTCTCCCCGCAGACTATCACCTACAAGAACGGCAGCGGCGCAAGTACGACAAAGATCATGCTGGTGGGCACGTAAGGAGGACTCCATGAAAACAACCGAAAGAAACACCATCCAGTCCGTCCGGCTGGCGCTGGATCGGATCGAGGTACACGGCAGCGGCAATCTTGACTTGCTACTGGGGTGCATGCAGGTGCTGGACGGCCTGCTGGCGACGGCGACGGAGGAAACGGAGGTGACGGAAGATGGCTGACAAATCTATCGGCCAGCTGCCGGAGGCCACCACCATCGGCGCAACCGACCTTCTCATCATGGAGCAGGCTGGAACGGCCAAGAAGGTGCCGGGACGGACGCTGCTGGCGTGGCTGGACGGCCACGGCGGCATCGCGGACATTGACTTTAATGACAACGACACCATGACGATCACCGCCGCGGACGGCGCGGTGTGGACATCGAACAGCCTGCGCGGGCCTGATGGCGTCAGCCCGACGGTGAGTGTGCTGCAAGCACCCGCCACACCTACCACCCCCACCGCCTATCTTATCACCATCACCGACAAGGACGGAGACCACGTTTTCACGTTGTACGACGGGGCCAAAGGCGTCAAGGGAGATATCGGCGTTCACGGCAGCGATGTCAGCGTGGCGGTCTCTGACGCGGCGGCGACCGACGAGCACCCCAGCGGCGGAAAGACGCTGACCATCACCGAAACGGTCTATTCGTACAGCGGCAGCGCTCCGACTCAAAACAGTACAAATGTAACCATCTGGAACGGCGATGACGGCTCGTCTATCCAGTCTATCAACCGGACGAGCGGAACCGGTGCGCCCGGCACGACCGACACCTACACCGTTACGCTGACAGACGGCAGCACGACGACGTTCATGGTCTACAATGGCCGGGATGGCGACGGCTCCGGCGATATGACGCAAGCCGTTTACGACCCGCAGGGAAAGGCGCGGGACATCTTCGCCTACGCCGACGCGATCCAAACCGCGCTGAACGCGCATGCTGACAGCATCAGCCTGCACACGTCTGCCGCGGAGAAAGCTGTGTGGAACGCCAAGGCGGACGCTCCCAAGCCCCGTTCCGTGCTCCTGCTGGCGTCCGGTTGGAACGCGGACACCAAGCAGCAGACCGTCCCCGTCAGCGACATGACGGCCAGCGCCAACATTATCGTCAGCGCGGCTCCGGACAGCTTTATGGCCTACGCGCAGGCGGGTATCCGCGGCACGGCGCAGGGCACGGGGGCGCTGACCTTCACCTGCGAGACGGTGCCGGAGGAAGCTGTGACCGCCAACGTTATTATTCTGGGTTAGGAGGAGATCACATGATCCTTAACATGACAGGCCCCGCCACGGGCGGCAGCGCCATTTCCGCGCCTATCATCGGCGAGGACTTCAATTGGACAGGTGGAGATGGAACTTACCAGGTTATTGAAGGAAAACCTTGGAAAATTAAGTTTTTAAGTTCTGGAAATTTTACTCCATTAAAAAATATGAATATAGATGGATTTCTAGTAGGCGGCGGTGGCGGCGGGGGAAGATCCTATTGCGGATCTGGTGGTGCAGGATATACTGCGACAGGAAAATCTATTGTATTAATGGCTAATACAATTTATCCTATTGTAATTGGAGCCGGAGGAAAAACTGCCACATCGAGTTCGGTCGTTAGTTCAGATGGTGGTAATACTACTGCGTTTTCTTTATTGGCGGAAGGAGGAAAACGTTCTCCGCAAGGTGATGCAAAAGACCATAGGCCTGGCGGGGCAGGCGGTTCTGGTGGGGGCGGTGAACTTGGTTCGAGTGGCAAGGCAGAAGGCGGCACGGATGGTAGCGACGGCGCGACGGGCAACACCGCTGGCGGCAAGGGCCAAGGCACTACCACCCGCGAATTTGGCGAAGCAGACGGCGACCTGTACGCTTCCGGTGGCGGCAGTAATCTTACTATGAGCATCCCAAATTCAGGTAATGGTGGATCCTATTATAATGGTACTACTATAGCAGCAGCTGACGGTATAGTCATTATTCGCCAACATAAGGAGGAAACTACATGAGATACGCCATTATTCAAGATAATATAGTAATTAATATTATAGCATTGAGAGATACTAATGCTAAAGATTTCCCTGGTGCGGTGGCGCTCCATGACCGTCCGGTGGGTATTGGAGACACGTATAGTGAAGGAAAGTTCTGGCGGGATGGCGCGGAGGTCTTGACCGCCCAGGAAGAAATTGAGCAGTACAAGGCGGCTTTGCAGACGCTGGGGGTGGTGACGGATGAGGACTGACATCATGGCGCAGGCCCAGGCCATTCGGGCCAGTATGGATGCCGCAGCGGTGGTGCTGACGGACGCACAGGCGGCGGCAGCGCCGCTGCTCTACCGCCCGTGGGACGGCGAGGGGGTGGCCTATGCCGCGGGAGACCGGCGGCTGTATGGGGGATACGTCTACAAGTGCCTACAGGCCCACACATCGCAGTCAGGCTGGAACCCGGCGGACGCGCCCAGCCTGTGGGCACAGGTGCTGATCCCCGACCCCGCCGTTATCCCCGCGTGGCAACAGCCTGAGAGCACCAATCCCTACATGACAGGCGACAAGGTGACACACGGCGGCAAAACATGGCGCAGCACCTGTGACAACAACGTGTGGGAGCCGGGTGTATATGGATGGGAGGAGGTCTGATATGTGGCAGTATGTTATTCCGGCCATCAGCGCCATTGTGGTGGCCGCGCTGACCAGCGGCGGCCTGTGGGCGCTGGTAGCCAAACGGGCCGACAAAAACGACGCAGAGCGCAAGATGCTGGTCGGCTTGGCCCATGACCGGATCGTGCATCTGGGTATGGTGTATGTGCAGCGGGGGCACATTACGCAGGATGAATACGAAAACCTGAACGACTACCTCTACGCGCCGTATGAGAAAATGGGCGGCAATGGCAGCGCCGAGCGCGTGATGGAAGAGGTGCGCCGCCTGCCCATCCGAAAGGGGGAACCGGCATGACCCACAGACTGGATTACAGTTGGCTGGAAATGGAGTACCCCAAGCGGGGGAAGCAGACTTACCGGAAGCTGATCCCCATGACGGGGCTGCTGCAAAAGAACTACGGCAAGGAGCTGGACTGTACGCTGACCTCGCTGGCCTGCATCTACGGTGCGCGGTGGTACGGCACCATTGAGCACATCGCCCTGAAGCACGGCTATGACGGCGACAGGAAGGGGACGAACCCTTTGACAGTTAAGGCTATCACCAAGGAACTGCTACGGGTGCTGCACGAGCCGGGAACGCCCCGCAGCGCCTACGGCAAGGTGGTGGGCTGGAACTGGCTGACGGCCCGCAGGCTGGCGGAACGGGGCATTCCCGCCGTGCTGAACCTGTGGGACGACGGTCGGGGTTACTACCACGACCACAGCGTGGTGCTGGTGGGCGTGGAGGAGTACGAGCGGGCCAAATTCCTGCTGGTGCTGGACAACTGGCATGAGACGGTGAGTCTGGTGGACTACCGCAAACTGAGTTTGTTCTCCAGTATCAACTGGGTGGAATAATTGGATAGGCCGAAAGGCCGGAAAGGACTACATGATGAAGCTGAACGACAAAGTTTATGACGTGCTGAAATGGATCGTAATGATCGTGCTGCCTGCCACCACCACGTGCTACGTGGCGCTGGCGCCCGTTTGGGGCTGGCCCCGTCCCGACGACGTGGCCCTGACGCTGAACGCCATCACGGCCTTTATCGGCGCGCTGCTGGGCATCTCCACGGCGGAGCACAACAAAGCCCAGCAGGGCGAGACGGACACGCCCGACACGCTGTAAGGAGGGCCGGGACATGCCAAAGGTATTTCTGAGCCCGGAGGACCGGGCCAGCAACGTCTACGCCAGCGAGGCGCTGTGGAACGGCAAAACCACCAACGAGAAGGAGCAGATGGACCGGTGCGCCGACTATCTGGAGATCGCGCTGAAGCGCTGCGGCTGCGAGGTGAAGAACGCCCAGTACGGCGGCATGTACGACCGGGTGCGGGATTCCAACGCGTGGCCCGCCGACCTGCATATTGCGCTGCACACCAACGGCTTCAACGGCAAGGTGGCGGGTACCCGGGTACACTGCTATCCCAGCGAGAAGAGCCGGAAGATCGGCAAGCTGATCCAAGACTTGATCGCCCCCATGTCGCCGGGCACCTCCGAGCGGCTGATCGAGGACACGCGCCTTTACGAGCTGCGGGCACCCACCATGCCCGCCGTGCTGCCGGAGTTCGGGTTCCACGACAACCCGGAGGAGGCCCAGTGGCTCATCGACAACATGGAGGCCATCGCCGAGAAGACCTGCCAGGCCGTGTGCGCGTTCTTCGGCATCCCGTACATCGCGCCGGACAAGCAGACTGACCTGGCGCCGGAACCCGCGCCGGATGTGCCCGAATCGGGCACGCTGTACCGGGTGCAGGTGGGGGCGTTTGAGGAGAAGTCTAACGCGGATATCTTCCTGGAGGCCGTGCGGGCCAAGTTCCCCGGGGCGTTCATCGTGAAGGTGTAAGGTACCTCTGAGCGAGGCGTGAGGCTACGATCCGCCGCCCTCCGTCTCCGCGCAAGCTCCGCAAGCTCACGGCGTGGGAATCAGCATGAATCCGACACATCGAGCTATCCGCGCGAAACTACAGTCTATGGCGCCCCAGCGGGCGGTGAGTTTCATCGCCGGCCTGGAGCTGCCGGAAGACGAGGCGTTCTGTATCATCGAGTGCGACGTGCGGGGGAAGTCCCGCCAGCAGGTGGCCGACCGGCTTTTTGCGTCGCAGGAATACGTGAAGAAGTGCAGGCGCAGAGGCTACCGCAAGATCGCGGACGCCGTTAATAACAAGTGAAAGAAAGACCCAACGGGGACCCTTTTCAGGCCCTTTGTTGGGTCTTTTTTGTTTTACAATTTAGTCAACAAGGAGGTGCGGCCCGTGAATGAATTCGCAATCGCCGGATATTCCGGCAGCCCCTGTCTGATGTGCCTTGTCGACGGAGGAGACATCTGGCAGGCGGACTACTTTGGCAACAAGCAGCAGCTGATCGGCAAGACCTGCGCGGCCTACGCGGAGCTGGAGGGCACCACGCAGCAGTACTATGACAAGCTGGTGGAGCTGGGGATCATCACCCCGCCCAAGACGCAGGAGCAGCTCATGAGCGAGATGCAGACCGCCATGGCGGACATGTCCGATATCATCAAGGGCCTGACGGCCCAGATCAAGGAGATGAAGGAAAATGGGAATGGAGCAGATCCTGGCGTCTATCGGGAAGATGTTTCCCGGAGTCAACCTGCAGAGCGCAGTACAGCGGGCGAAAAAAGAAATCAACGGAACGGCTGACACGCTGGAGGACTGCCAGAGCACGGCCCGCCGCCTGGGCATCGATTCCGGTATCGTGAACAGCATTTTTCAGCGCTACGGCAAGACCATGCAGGCAAGGGCCATCTGTGGCTTGCTGGGAACGACACCTGAGGCGTTGAAGGCAGACGCCGATAGAATCGTTGGGGGTACGCAGGACGGCTCACAGCGCCCTCAGAACGCGAAAGCGGAGGGTTCCACGAAATTCCCCCGGCTCAAGTAGCCGTTGGAATAAATATTTTTTTGAGAAAGGAGGGCGTAGTATGGACGATCGTAGTTCCGGTATGAGCTGGATCGCGGTGTTGTTCGTGATCATCGTGATCTTCGCCATCTTCGGCAATGGCTTTGGCGGTTGGGGCCGCGGCAACAACATGCCTGTCATGATGCCCGACAGCGGCTGCAGCCGTGTCAGCAACTGCCAGGTGGAGAAGCAGGAGATCATCGACGCCGCCCACACCCAGTACCTGATCGAGCAGCAGAGCAACGACACCCGCATGGCGATCAACGCCAGCACCGAGGCCATCACCAGCCAGGCCAGCCGCATCTATGAGCAGCGTCTGCAGGAAACCATCTTCGACCTAAAGATGGAGAACCAGAGCCTCAAGAACGGTATCTTCACCAAGAAGCAGACTGATGCTCTGAGCGAGAAGCTGTCTGCATTCTGCTGCGGCGTTGACCGCCGCCTGGATGCCATTGAGGGTCGTATGCTGACCAAGCCTGCGCTGTACGGCGTGGCGGCCACCGGCGCCGGTCAGGTGATCCCCGCGACCTGCGGCAGCTGCAACGGCAGCACCCTGTAAGCGCAAACGCAAGGCCCTGCTTGGGGCTAACGGGCGGGGCTATAGCCCCGCCCGACCATTAGGAAGGAGTAAAGTATGGCTTGTAAATCTATCCTGTACGCCGCCATGCAGACGCCTGTCACCGTTGCCGAGGGTGGTGTGATCCCTCTGGGCAGCACGATCCGGCAGCATGGCTGTGACGTCCGCCTGAACGGCAACGCCGTCAACATCTTCGGCGGCCGCGGCTGCGACGGCATCTATGACGTGGATGTGTCCATCACGCTGGCACCCACGGCGGCGGGCGCTGTCACGGCGACGCTGTACAAGGACGGCGTGGCCTATCCCGGCGCCACCGCTACCGCCACGGCCACCGCGGCCGGTGACGAAGTCGTTCTGGGCTTCCCGGCCTCCGTGCGGCAGGCATGCTGCGCAGCCGGTGCGTCTCTGACGCTGGTGCTGTCTGGCGGCGGCGCTACCGTCAACAATGTGGCGCTGCGGGTCAAGACCGCGTGAGGTGGTCATGATGCTGCAGTTGCTAGTCGGGATGCTGCTGGGCGCGATGGTCTCCACGGAGACCGGCCGCAGCATCGGCAACCAAGTGGGCAACGCGGCGATCGGCGGCCTGAAGAAGGTCGCCGGGGCCGCGCTCCCGGAGGAAAGCGTGGGGAAGGAGGGCGCCCATGAAGCTGATCCAGATGCTATGTGAGATGGTTGACGACGAGATCGCCGATGCTCACAAGTACGCCAAGTGTGCGCTGGAGTACAAGGACACCCACCCCAACCTGTCGAAGGTGTTCTTCGATCTCTCCGCCGCAGAGACGCAGCACATGACCATCTTGCACACCGAGGTGGCGAAGCTGATCGAGAAGTACCGGCAGGAAAAGGGCGAGCCGCCCGAGGGCATGAAAGCCCTGTATGATTATCTGCATCGAAAGCAGATCGACAAGGCGGCAGAGGTCAAGACCTTGCAGGGGATGTACCGGGGTGCGTAGTCTCCCCTGCCGTCTGTAATCCATATGTAATTTTTGCGCCAAAGTTGCAAATGGTCGGCCTAAAATCGGCACGGTCGGCCTATGCCGCAAATCCCGCCAAGTCGCATGAATACAAGAAAAGCCGAGGAACCCGCATAGTTCCTCGGTTTTCTCGTTTGGTGCCCCGTCGGGGATTCGAACCCCGGACACCCTGCTTAAAAGGCAGGTG